TGACGAGGAAACATTTAAGCAGACCTACGAAACGATTTGTAAAGACGATTACGAAACCCGTAAAGCAGAATTTGAAAAACTTAAAAATTGGATGATTCAACACTTTTCTAATAAAGATGTATGGAAAGAAAAACTTTTAGATATTTATAACGGAGAATAACACTTTATACAATGCCAAGAACAAATCTATCATTAGGAAATTTATATAGAGCAACGCAGGGTTCAGCAAGAACCTCACAGGCGGTTTCATTAAATGCTATGAATGGTTCTGCGGGTACAGAAGCTGCATTTACTTCATTCGCAGTTGATTCTATAACTAGAAATTTACCAACATTTACATATATCGTAGAAAGTACAACTGAAACGGCAACATTTTCATTTGGAACACAAGGTTCTTTACATGGAAGTAGAGTTGGTAGTGTTGCAGCAAACTATTCAGTAACATTTGATAACGCAAACTTTTCGGTAGGTACTCCAACATTAGGGGCATCACCATCGTTTCCAATTACACCGGCATCAATAGCAGCTTCAAATTATTCTGAAGCACAATCGGTGTTATCAATGACATATGCAGATGGATATAATTTAAATGCAACTAACTATAATGTGGCATCTACAAAGACTTTATACGCAGTAGATGTTTATAATACAATTAACCAACCTGATTTCTGTTTATTATTTGGTACAAAAGTAACTTTGGCAAACGGAACTGAAATAAATATTGAAGATTTAAATGTAGGTGATTCAATAAAAGCATGGCAACCAGATGGTTTACCTGATGAATCGCAATCATTGGAAAGTGACCAACTTGATTGGAGATTTTATTTACAAACAAGATTATTGGGTGATAATTTAAATGTAACCGTTAATGATATAACATTTAACTTTGCAGAAGGATATTATTCAATAAATAATGGTTTAATTAATGCAACTGGTACTCACCCATTATATGTTTATGACAATGAAATAAAAAAATATCATTTCAAAAATGTAGAAAACTTATTACCTGGTGATAAATTAATAAATGGTATAGGTGATGAAATTGAAATAACTAATATAGAAATAGTAACTGCGGATGTCGAAATTGTAACAATCAACGTAGAAAATGCCGATGTATTCTTAGCAAATAATTTTGTATCACACAACAAAGGTACAACAACTCAACCGTATATTCCATCTTCAGGATTAAGAATGTATGTTGACCCAGGAAAAGCATCATCGACAGATGGTACAACAACAGCAGACTGGTTAGACTTATCAGGATACAACACAGGTATTAGACCAGCTGGTGTTACAAACGCAGCCGGCATTACAGGTGGTAACCCATCATATAATGCGGGAGCAACTAAAAAAGAAAAATATTGGGCAGGAAATGGTACAAACCAATTCTGGTATAAAGATACTACTACAAATATTAATGGTGGTATTTCTCAATTCAATACTAATACAGGTACAATTCATATGTGGGTAAGACCTACAACAACATTAGGAGTTGCATCTAGACATATTTTTGACTACGCAGGTTTTTATGGTTTAGCAATTGAGTCAACGGATAGTTCTACTTTAAATAGAGTAAAATTCTATGGTAGTACATTAGGTAATAGTGCACAATTAACGACTTCATTATCAGCAAATGTTTGGTATATGATTTCAGCAACATTCCAACCATCAGGAACTGTAACAGTTTATGTAGATAAAACATCGGTAGGAACATTTACCGCATCAGCATTTACGGCACCATCATCAACAAACTTTTTAACAATTGGTAGTAATAGTGCAAGAACAACATTCTGGAACGGACAAATCGGACCAGTATTATTCTACAACACATTACAATCAGCAGCATCAGTAGGACAAGTATACGATTATTTCTCTCCAACATACAAATAAGATTTTGTTGTTTTGATTGAAAATTTTATATTTATATTGAGAATTAATAAATTTAAATTAAAGCATATAAAATGGCAGAAAAGATAGTATCACCAGGCGTATTTACAAAAGAAAACGACCTTTCATTCTTACAACAAGGTGTGGCTGAAATAGGTGCAGCATTCATCGGCCCTTTCAAAGAAGGCCCATTAGTACCAACAATTGTAAATTCACAAGCTGAATTTGAAACTCTTTTTGGAGTAGTAGATGACACATATTATACTCCGTTAGCAGTACAATCATATTTAAGAGAAGCAGGAACTGCAACAATTTGTAGAGTAGCAGGTGTTGGTGGATATACCGAAACAGCTCCTTTATTGATTAGTGCACTTAACTTAGGACAAATTGATACATTAGTATCATCATCAACTCTTACAAGTTATACTTCATCAACAGGAACAAATGCTGGAACTGCATCTATTCAATTTATAGGTGGTACATTTACAACGGCACCAAGTGCATATGTAACAATTACAGCCGGTGAAGTAACAGCAATTACACTTACTCAAAAGGGAAGTGGATTGACGGTCGCACCGACTGCAGTATATGTATCTCAATCGGTAACGGCAACAAATTATCAAGCAACCGGCTCATTTAATATTACATATGATGTATCTGGTTCAACCGCAGCAATTTTATTCAATACATCTACTGGTTCAAATGCAGGATTTTCAACCGCAACTTTAGCAGATAATGATGGAAATGGTGATTTTTATTTAGGTGGCGGATTAAATATATCAGCATCTTTAAAATTAGTACATTCAAACGATGTTGAAGCTGTATTTGGAACAATATTAAAGCAGCTGGTAGTGTAAATGGTACCGATTATGGTACATTCACTGTTGTTGTTAGAGATTTTGCTGATACAAATAAGAAAAAGAACGTATTAGAAACTTGGTCAAATGTAAATTTAGACCCCAATTCTCCTAACTATATTAGTAGAGTAATTGGTGATAGAAAATTGTCTATCAATTCTGAAGGTAAAATTAGTGAAGCAGGTGATTGGGTTAATAATTCAAAATATATTAGAGTTGCCACATTAAACGAATCGGCTCCTGTACAAGCAGTACCATTCGGACACGCAGCATACTCTTTACCAGTATCCGCATCAGCAGCAGTTGGAACATTAATCCCTTCAGTAACATTCGCAACCGCATCAGTAACACAATATGGTGGTATTGATTTAGATAACAATACTGATAACGAAATCTACTTAAAGCCAATTCCAACAGGAGCAGGTGTAGGTTCTAACTCTGTATTTGGATTAGATTCATCAAATGGTGGTTCATTATCAGTAGGTTCAACTTCAGCACAATTCGTTGTAGCATTCCAAAACGGATTTGATGGTATGAACCCGGCAACACCAATTTATAAAGGTGCAGATATCATAGCAGGAAACTCACAAGGTTTAAATTTATCAACTTCATTAACTTCGGGTTCAGTAGCATATTCAAAACATATCGCAGCATTATCTAACGCTGACGAATTTGATATCAATATGGTAGTAACTCCGGGTGTTATTAGAAGATTACATCCTTCAGTTGTAACTTCAGTTTTAGATATGGTTGAACAAAGAGATGATTGTTTCTATATTATGGATACAACAGCAGCAGGTGATTCAATTTCACAAGCGACTGCACAATCCGACGCAGTAGATTCAAATATGACCGCAACTTACTACCCATGGGTTAAGACAATTGATGTTAATACAAACAAATTAATTTCAGTTCCACCATCAGTATTACTTCCGGGTGTATTCGCATCAAACGATAGAGTAGCAGCTGAGTGGTTCGCACCAGCAGGTTTGAATAGAGGTGGATTAATAGGAGCAGTTAGTGTATTGAATAGATTAACTCAATCTGAAAAAGATGAATTATATGAAGGTAAAGTAAACCCAATCGTACAATTCCCAGGACAAGGTATCGTAGTATTCGGTCAAAAAACTTTACAAGATAAACCATCTGCATTAGACAGAATTAATGTTAGAAGATTATTATTAACTGTAAGAAAATACATCGCATCTACTTCAAGATACTTAGTATTTGAACAAAACACTGCAGAGACAAGAAATAGATTCTTAAATATTGCTAACCCTTATTTAGAATCAATCCAACAAAGACAAGGTTTGTACGCATTCCGTGTTGTAATGGATGATTCAAATAATACTCCAGATGTAATTGATAGAAACATCCTTAAAGGTGCTATCTACTTACAACCAACTAAGACCGCTGAATTCATTCAAATTGATTTCAACATCTTACCAACTGGTGCAGCATTTAACGGATAATTTAAGAAATAGATATTTATATAAAAGAATTAAAAAATAAAGTAAAATGCCAGAAATATTAGAGTTTGATAAAATTTTCTATAAGAACTTTGAACCGAAGTTAAGTAATAGGTTCATTATGGAAATCAATGGTATAGAGTCTTATATCGTTAAAACAGCGAATAGACCTACATTCACATCGGAAGTAGTTGAATTAGACCATATCAATGTAAAAAGAAAGATTAAAGGTAAATCTACATGGGATGATGTTACAATCACTCTTTATGACCCAATCGTTCCATCAGGAGCACAACAAGTTATGGAGTGGATTAGACAATCACATGAGTCGTTAACAGGTAGAGATGGATACGCTGCATTCTACAAAAAAGATATTACATTCTATATCTTAGGCCCAGTAGGTGATAAGGTAGAACAATGGACTTTAAAAGGTGCATTTATCACTCAAGCTAATTTCGGTGATTTAGATTGGGCATCAAATGATCCAGTTTCAATTGAATTAACTTTAACTTACGATTACGCTATCTTAGAATTCTAATTTAGACTAAAAATAATAAACGAAAGGGATACCCACAAAGTATCCCTTTTATTTTTTTGAAAAGTGTATATATATTATTAAACACAAAGTTATATTTTATTATGGAACAAAACATAGAACAACAAGTTACAAGAGGGTTATCAACACCTACACAACAAACACAAAAAAAATCATACCCATTTCCAACGGAGGTTATTAGTTTAGCAAGTAAAGGATTGGTATATCCCGAAACACATCCGTTAGCATCTGGTGAAATTACTATTAAATTATTGACTGCAAAAGAAGAAGATATTTTAACTTCAACAAATTTAATTCGTAAAGGAATTGTTTTGGATAAGTTATTAGAATCTATAATTGTAGATAATAATATTAAAATGGATGATTTAGTAATTGGTGATAAAAACGCAATATTAGTTGCAAGTAGAGTATTGGCATATGGTCCTGAATACGATGTAGTAATTAACGACCCTATTGAAAATGAACCAGTAAATGTTAAAGTTGACATTTCTAAATTGAGTATTAAAGAAGTAGATGAAACAATATTAAATAGAAATAATGAATATGATTTCTTACTTCCAAAAACAAAAGTTGCAATTAAATTTAAATTGTTAACACATGCTGACGAAATGGCAATTCAAAAAGATACAGAAGCAAGTGAAAAAATATCAAAACAACCAAATGAAATTACATCTAGATATAGAAGAATTATTATAGAGGTGGATGGTAATAGAGATTTGGGATATATCAGTAATTTTGTTATGAATCAATTACAAGCAGCAGATTCTAAAGCACTTAGAAAATATATAAATGAAATAACTCCGGATGTAGATTTTACATTTGAATATGTATCACCTTTTACCGGCGAAAAGGAGGCGTTAAAAGTACCAATTGGGGTAGACTTTTTTTACCCTGCCGACTAATTATTCACAATTCTTACACAAAAAGATATTTAGTTTAATATACAACTCCAATGGTGGATTTACTTGGCATGATGTGTATTATATGCCCGTGCGTTTAAGAGAATTTTATTGGAATGAATTAATAGAATCAAAAGAAACGGAGAGGGGTATTGCAGAAAATGTAAATAAACCTCCTAACAAATCCACTCCAACAAGTAAAACAATAAGGAGATAAAACGGATAAAATGATATTTATATAATGTAAAGTAATATAAACACTATGGCCAAAAGACGACCAAAAAATAATAATGTAAAAAACTCAAGAATATCAAATTATGTTCCAGGAGAATCAAATGATTTAGCTTCCTCAATAAATAGGTTGATTCAGGTATTAGAAGATAATGGTAGAAAACCTAGTGGTGGTGGAAATAAAGAAGAAAAAGATTCAGCAGCTGCATCCAGAAGTAAAAAAATGTTTAACAAATTGGGACTGGGTAAAGTTACTGATTTAGCAGAGACCTTTCTACCAAAAAGTGTAGTTAAAAAATTTCATAATTCGGTTGGTGAAAAAATGTTTGGTAAAGGTGCATTAAACAAAGGTGCAAAAGGTCTTTCATCTTTGGGTGGTAATTTATTAAGAATCGCAGGCCCTGCAGCTGCACTTGGTGGCCTTGCAAAAATGGCCTATGATTTTTGGAATAGTGGTGGAGCAGCAAAGGCATTATCTACAATGAAAATGATGTCTGGTAATAAAATGTTAGGAGCAGGTGGTATAGCCGAAATGTCCAAATCTTTAGAAGGTACCGAAGCATTTAGAAAAATTGACGCAGAATTTTTATATAAGAAACCCTTAGAATTAAAACAACAATTACAACAAGATGTTTTTAATTATGAGAAGCAAGGTGCAATGGAAATGCTTCAATATAATCAAAGTTTAATAAAAGACCAAATTGAGTATGAAATTGGATTGAAAAAAGATGCATTAATTTTCGGCCAACAACAAGCAATGCAAACTTTGGATGCGGAAAATGAAAAAAGAAGTGCATTACAACAAATGGGACTTAGATTTATAACGAAATATCAAAAAATATCAGAAAGAGCACTTAAAGCGGTGGGTAGTTCTTCTCAAGAGATTGCAACGGCAATGGGAAAATTTCAAACTGCGTTCGGATATGGTACTAAATCAATGACTAAAATAACAGAACAAGCAGCTGCCCTTTCTAAATATTTTGGAGGGTCTACTGATGATGTTTTGAATATGACAAAGTTATTCAAAATTGGTGCAAAAATATCCGGTGAAATGGCATCTAATTTAGTAGGTGGACTTGGTGTATTTGCAGAAAAAAATGGGTTAATAGCGTCTACACTTTTTGGTGAAATATCAAACGCTGCAGAAGAAATTGCAAAGTTTGCTGATATGAATTACAACAATTTAGTAAGAGAAGCCGGAATACTTAGTAAAATGTCAGTTTCATATAAAGAAATGTTAGGAGCAACTGACTCAATGGTGTTAAATTATAAAGATAGTATAAAATCTGAAATGAGTTTATCGGCAATGTTAGGTCGTAATGTAAACCTTTCAGAAGTAAGAGCTAGATTAATGGCCAATGATAGTGTCGGTGCTGCAAATGCATTAAAATCATCATTGGGTGGTATGGATATAAATGCAATGAATGCATTCCAAAGACAGGCATTAGCACAGGCAACAGGTATGAGTACAACCGCATTGATGGCATTACTACAAGGTAGTGGAGGAAGCATGAGTGGTGAATTATCAGCAAATGCAGAAGCTGGTAAACAAATAGCCGACCAAATGTTAAAAACTGAAATTGCAAATGCAGGAAGAAAATTGGGATTAGAGCAAGCACAGAGATTGGAATTATTAAAATTTGAACAAAAACAAAGATTGGCAATGCTTATTGTTGAACAACAACAAAGATTGTCAGGAATTCAATTAGAAGCAGCATATAGAGCAAAGTGGTCATTATACTATGAGAAAAAAAACATAAAGGACATGGCCACAGCTGACGCACTGGTTGAATCAGCAACGAGTATTTTTGCAAAGGGTATCCTAAAACAACAAATGTCAGGAGCATTTGCGGCAAGTAATATATCTACGAAAGGTACAGACCAACAAAATATTATTAATAATATGCAAAAATTGGTAGAAGCTGGGTATGTGACACAAGATAAGACGGCTGAAATTGCATTAAAAATCGCAGATGGTAAAACGGATTTAAAAACTCTATTGGATGGATATGGATTAAAAGATTATAATGCAAAAGTAGATAAAGAAAAAATAAAAGCAGCTGCATTTGAAAAATTAATAACAATGTATTCCAATTATTCGTCCGGAAAAATAAGTTTGGATACATATAAGGAATATAGTTCAACGGTAAAAAAATCATATCCAAAGACATATGACCAATTTAACCAAGCGGGTTCTGCAATGCAAGACAAAAATTCGGCTTTCATGCA